TAATAAGGAGACGACTATGACAGAAAATGACCCAAAGAGGTTTATACGACACACATCATGTGAACAGTGTGGATCATCCGATGCCAATGCTTTGTATGCGGACGGATCACTATACTGCTTCTCGTGCCGCAACTACACGGAACCTCCCAAGGACAAGACCCAACTTGAGGAACTGCTCGGAGATGACACAAAAATTCAAGGCTCGGCACCAAAGGTTATACCACTAGGTGTTAGCAAACCTATACCCGAAAGAAAAATAAGCCAGAAGACTTGTGAGTTTTTCGGAGTGACGACAACGAACAGTGACAAACCAAAGATATATAAACACCACTACCCATACTATGATAGTGAAGGCAACCATGTTGCAACAAAGCTCAGAAGAGTCGCCGACAAAACATTTAACGTAGAAGGTAAAACTGGTAAAGCATTATTGTTTGGACAGAATTTATTTAGTTCTAACAATTTGAAAACAATAACAATATGTGAGGGAGAGATTGATGCCTTATCTGTGTTCGAAATGTTTGCACCAAACTCTTACCCAGTTGTTAGTGTTAGAACTGGTGCAGCTGGAGCCGTCACTGATTGTAAAAAACAATATGAATTTATAAATGGTTTTGAAAAAATATATCTGTGTTTTGATAATGATGAACCTGGTCGTGAGGCAAGCAGAAGAGTCGCAGAATTATTTCCACCAAAGAAAGTACACATTGTTAATCTAAACCTTAAAGATGCTAATGAATATCTTATGCAAGATAAACAGAAAGAATTTAAAGTTAGATACTATGCTGCACAGACTTACACACCAGAAGGTATCATACTTGGTGAAAATACTTGGGATCTTATTGCTAATGAAAAGGTAATTAAATCAATACCTTACCCCTGGGATGGTATGAACAGTATGACTTATGGTATGAGACTTGGTGAGTTATGTACCTATACCGCAGGGTCAGGCATAGGTAAGTCTAGTGTAATGAGAGAACTAGCTTACCATATAATAAAGAACAGCAGTCATTCAGTTGGTTGTTTATTCTTAGAGGAATCTATAGAACGAACAACAAAAGGTATTATGTCTGTACATGCAAACAAACCACTGCATCTACCATTTTGTGAATCAACTATGGAAGAGAAGCGTACAGCTTGGGAGGCGACACTAGGTACAAACAAGATAAGAATGTGGGATCACTTTGGTTCTACTGATATCGATAACATCATATCTAAAGTACAATATCTAGCTAGTGGATTAGATTGTAAGTTTATCATACTCGATCACTTGACTATGATTGTATCAGCTATGACTGGTGACAATGAGAGAAGAGCAATCGATAGTATAATGACACGGCTTAGAACTCTAGTCCAAGAACAGAACATACATCTGATGTTGGTATCTCATTTGAGTAGGCGAGCCAGTTCTGATAGTGGACACGAGGAGGGTGCGATAGTTAGTCTATCACAACTCAGGGGTTCACATGGTATTGCGCAACTCTCTGACTTTTGTTTCTCATTGGAAAGAAACGGACAAGCAGAGGACATGGAGAAGAGAAACCAAACTACAGTTCGTATATTGAAGAACAGATTTAGTGGAGAGACTGGCCCATGTTGTTGGCTACAATGGAGTAAGGATACTGGTCGTCTGACTGAGATTGCTAACCCTAAATCAAAAGACAGTGATGACTTTAGAGAGGTGAATGATGGATTCAAAGTTTGACACAGTAGTTTTAGATATTGAAACAGATAGTCTTGATGCTGCCAAGATACATTGTATATGTATTCAGGACTATATTACCGGAGAGCAACGGGACTTTATACAAGAGCAAGGATGCGAAGAGTTTAAAAAATTTCACAACCAAGAACGTAAGTATATCATGCACAATGGTGTCAGCTTTGATGGGCCAGTGTTAGAAAGATTACTAGGTATAACAATACCATTAGAAAATATAATTGACACACTTCTTATATCACAGATGATTAATGCACACATAGATGGTGGCCACAGTTTAAAATCTTGGGGTAATAAATTAACGAAGAGTGGTAAGCTAGAGTTCAAAGACTTTGATCAATACTCAGAGGAGATGTTAAAGTATTGTCAACAAGACGTGCATGTTACTCGTAAACTAATGCAACACTTAGCGCCAAAGATAACTAGGTTTAGCACGGACAGTGTTCGAATGGAACATCGCATCAGAAGAATCATAGATGAACAAGAGAAGCATGGATTTTATTTAAATGTAAACAAGGCACATGATTTATTAGAAGAGCTAAAGACAAAGTCAGAAGATTTAAAAAAAGATTTACAAACTATCTTTGCTACTATCTACACACCACGGTTTCATAAGACTACTGGTAAACCATTAAAAGATCATGTCGATGAGTTTAATCCTAGCTCTCGTAAACAAATCGCTGAAAGATTACAAAAGAAATATAACTGGGTACCCACCAAAACAACACCAACGGGACTACCAGTTATTGATGAACAAGTTTTAAAAGAGTTACAATACCCAGAGGCCAAGATGATTGCAGAATATTTATTGTATGAGAAACGTGTATCACAAATTAAATCTTGGTTGAAGAATGTAAAAGATGATAGTCGGGTGCATGGCAGAGTGATAACTCTTGGTTGTGTCACATCTCGTATGAGTCACTATGGCCCCAACATGGCACAAGTACCAGCGAGTTATTCACCTTATGGTAAAGAGTGTCGTTCACTGTGGACTATAGAAAATCCAGATAAGTATTGTTTGGTAGGCTCTGATGCTAGCGGCCTGGAGCTACGTTGCTTTGCTCACTACCTACAGAATCCTAAATTTACAGAACAAGTTGTAGACGGAGACATACATACCTACAACCAAAACATTATCGGATTAAAAGACAGACCGACGGCAAAGACTTGGGTGTATGCATTTATTTATGGAGCTGGCGATGCAAAACTTGGTCAGATAGTTGGTGGCAATACCGATGCCGGACTCGCTAGTCGTAAACGATTTATAAATAAAGTTAAAGGTATGAAGACACTGACAAATAATTTAATTAATTTATTACAACGACGAAAGCGCAAGTATGGAGAGTACCAATTGGTTGCGCTTGATAAAAGAATTCTACTTGCTCGATCCATCCACTCCAGTTTGAATACACTTATTCAAGGAGCGGGTGCAATCATATGTAAGCAATGGCTGCTCAATATTATTGATGAGGTCGACAAGCAGAACGTGGATGCCAAGCCAGTGGCTAACGTCCATGATGAGGTACAGTTTGAAGTCCGTAAGGAACAAGCTGTAGATTTTGGTAACATAACAAAGGAGGCAATGAAACGTGTAGAAAAACAATTTAATTTACGATGTCCACTAGATAGTGAGTACTCGATCGGCACCACTTGGAAAGACACTCATTGATTGTGGATAACTAAACAGTGTGTTACACTGTACAAATGTTTGTGAAAAAAACATAAAATTTTATTAACTTTTATATAAGGAGAAAACTATGCCAGTAATATCTGGAACTGCATACTGGGCGAAAGTCCATCAACCACACTTTGATCAATACAATGAGCAAGGTATCTTTTCAATTGATGTAACAGTGGATGCAAAGACTAAGAAACAACTACAAGACTTGGGACTTAGTCCTCGTATAAAAACCAAAGACGACGAGAGAGGTGAGTTCATTACTATTAAACGAAAGTACACTCGTAAAGATGGTACAAAGAACAATTCACCTCGTGTTGTTGATTCTAAAAAAACACCAATTAGCCCTGATGTTTTAATCGGCAATGGTTCATTAGTTAATGTAGCTTTTGATACTTATGATTATAATGTTAAAGGTAATAAAGGTGTTGGCGCATCTTTGAAAGCTGTACAAGTAACTAAATTAGTTGAGTACAGTCCTTCTGAAAATTTAGATGAGTTTGGCGAGGAGTCTGGATATCAAGCTCCAACGAACGGCGCATCAAATAAGGATGAATTACAAGACGATAAGCTTCCATTCTAATGTCTAGTAAGAAAAGCATAAACACTCTTGTAAAAGATATTTATAAATTGTTTGATGATGGTAACAAAAAGAAACCAACACCACATGATTTAAATAAATTTGCAGAGAGTATGAAAGATGCTGTTCTTACTTACTTAACAGAAAAACAATCTGGTAGCCGAGGTATTCGTATGTCGAGCCTCGGCAAACCAGATCGTCAATTATGGTATGAGTTATATAAACCAGAATTAAGAGAACATATGCCAGCTCATGCACGAATAAAATTTTTATATGGACATATGTTAGAAGCACTCTTATTGTTACTAGCTAAAACCGCAGGTCATTCTGTGACCGACGAACAGAGAACTTTAAAACTTGATGGAGTAATTGGGCATCAAGATGCTGTGATAGATG